TTACACTTGGTGGTTGATAGGCATCATCCTGCCAATCCCGGCTCGCCGGCCTGCCTGAAAGAGAAAGTCCACCAGCCCGGCGAGTGGAGGCAGACCAGTGGAGATCCTGCAATTGGTTAGGCCGGTCAGCTCCTTCACCGCGTCGGCCGCCCCATGCAGCGCGGGGTTATCATCGGCGAGAAGCATGAATGGCAAGGACGGGTCATGGTTAGCGACGACTTTCATGACGTGGTATCCGTCCTGGCCGCGGCCATCGACCTCGGCGATGACCGCCATCGGCCGAAATTCCCTCAAAAGCACCCCCACATCCACCTCACTTGGCACGTGCTCGACCGCGAGATCGAAGAAGTCGCAGACGGTATCCAACGCGTCACCCCACGACAGGTCGTCGCCGACGATCAGTATCAGCCCTTGCGTCGAGGCGGGGGTAGAGTGGAGAAGTGGTCCGGTGATCTTTGTATCGGTGTAGGACACAGCGCGCTCCCTCGCGTGAGGACGAACCAGCGAGTAACATTTTGGTGTAGGGTGTAACTTCCTGGATACGGACGTAATGTGACGCGCCACGGCGTTTGGGAACAGATAGGATATCGTTAGATCCGTAGGCAGGTCCGGTTGTAAACCGTGAAATAGCGTGAAATCGTATTCACGCTGAGAAATCAGGGGCCGGACGCGCCCCTCGAAATTTCTCTTGACGGAATTCCCAGATTACGGTATATCTTCCTATACAATGACCGTTGCCGACGAACAGGGCGAGCAGGCGGGTGCCCGAGGTGCCTGCTCCGACTTGCCGACGCCCGGCGCGCCTTCACCGTTGGAAGTCCTCGAACGGGCGATGTGGCGCAAATGGGCCGAAGGTGACTGGGATGGGGCGGTTGCTATCGCCCGCATTGCTATTCCCTATCGGCACGCCAGGCTTAACGGCGCGCCTCCCGACAGGGTGGTGGCCGACGACCTGCGGCTGGTTGACGATGACGAACTCCAAGCTCGATTGGTTGAGGCTCGCGAACGAGTCAGCGATCAGGCGGAGCCTGCGAACGAGTCTTCTGGCATGGGCAACCGAGGTTCTGACCGAAATGGGTCAGGCTCCGGCGCTCCATCACAAGCATTTGATCCAGGAACTTGAAACGCTTGCCGGCGGTAAAACCGATCGGCTGATGATATTAATGCCACCAGGGTCGGCGAAATCCACATACACCTCTATTTTATTTCCGCCCTGGTGGTTCACACTTCACCCTCGCTCCTCCGTCATCGCCGTATCGCACTCTTTATCCCTGGCGGAGACGTTTAGCAGGCGCGTACGCGGCCTGATTCTCGAACGCGCAGGCCAGCTCGGCTACACGCTGCGAAAGGATGAGCGCAACGCGACGGCGTGGCGGACCAGCGCGGGTGGTGAATACATTGCGGTGGGTGTCCGAGGCGGTATCACGGGACGTCGGGCGGATCTCATTCTGATCGACGACCCGATCAAGTCCCGTGCCGAAGCCGACAGTCCGACACACCGACGCCAGTTGTTGGAATGGTATCGTTCCGACCTGATCACAAGGCTGAAACCTTATGGTCGCGTCGCCCTGGTAATGACCCGCTGGCATGAAGATGACCTGGGCGGTCATCTGCTGACGGCCGAAAGGGATAACTGGCGGATCATTCGATTTCCGGCATTGGCCGAGGCCGACGATCCGTTGGGCCGCCCAATCGGCGCCCCTTTGTGGCCGGATTGGGAGAACGCGGACGCTCTGGAACGCAAGCGCAACGCGATTGGAGAACGTGCCTGGCTATCACTGTTTCAACAGGACCCACGCCCCGCGACCGGATACGTGTTCAAGGCTTCGGCCATCACCATCCTGGAAACCGCGCCCGCGCTGACACAAGGGCGCGTTGTGCGGGCTTGGGACCTCGCGGCCACCAGTGCGCATGCCGGAAATGATCCGGACTGGACCGTTGGTTTGAAAATGGCGCGCGATGGAACCGATCGGTTCGTAATCCTTGATGTCGTTCGGCTCCGCGGTTCGGCTCGTGAGGTGGAGGATATGATCGCCGCCACCGCGGAGACCGATGGTCGCGCGGTCCTGATCGGACTGGCCGAAGACCCGGGGCAAGCCGGCAAGGCGCAAATCGCTTATCTGGCCGGTAGGTTGGCGGGTCATAGAATCATTACGTCCCGCGAGACTGGATCGAAGTTGACCAGATCGCTACCGTTCGCGTCGCAGGTAGAGGCTGGCAATGTATCAGTCCTCCGCGCGGCATGGACGGCGACTCTGTTAGACGAACTGCGGGATTTTCCCGCCGGTCGCAAGGACGACCAGGTCGACGCCGCGGTCCGTGCCTTCGTCACTCTCACACGCGCTGGTGCCGGTCCGCGGCTGCTGGCACACGCAGTACTGACACGGTAACCACCGGCCTGCTGTTTCAAGACACGGATGAAACATGTTCGAAACAATCTGTGACCTGATACCGCGCGATTCCGACTATCCAGCGCGAACCCGTAACCTTGATATTCTCAACCGGGTTCTGGAAGGACGAATCTACGACGTCCTGCCGTTCCAATTTCACGACGAACGTGGTCCCGGCGGCGATTACATCCCTTTGCGAGCTCGACGTCCTAGTATTCGCTACCCGCTGTCCCGTATCGTCGTGGAAGATAGTGTCGCGCTTCTATTCAGCGAGGGGCACTTCCCGATGTTCGACTGCGCCGACCGTCAAGCGCAGGTAACGCTGACGGAAGTGGTCAAGGAAACCCGTTTGAACCTCGTGATGACGGAGGCGGCGATACGCGGATCGATTGGCTCCGCCGCCGTTCTTCTACGCGTCTTGAAAGGGAGAATTTTCTTTCAAGTCCTGAACACGATGTTCCTAGCGCCCGTATGGTCACCCGAGGAACCGGATACGCTGATCCGTGTGACCGAGCGGTACAAGGTACCAGCGGCCGAGCTAATCGAACTTGGATACGAGGTTGATCGGACAAAGGGAGAACACTGGTTTCAACGCACGTGGGACGATCACCGAGAAATTTGGTACGAGCCGGTCCCGGTCGGCACTGATGCTCCTCTTGTCATCGACAACTCCCGCAGCGTTGAGCACGATCTCGGCTTCGTTCCCATCGTATGGATCAAGAACCTGCCAGGCCCATCTTCGTCCGGCTCGGCGTCCGAAGGTGCCTGTACGTTCCGGGCCGCCATCGAGACGCAAATCGAAATTGACTATCAGCTTAGCCAGGCCGGTCGCGGGCTGAAATACAGCAGCGATCCTACCTTGCTATTGAAAGAGCCTATTCCTTCCGCCAACGATATTCTACGTGGCGCCGGCAACGCTCTCGTCGTCGGCGAAACGGGTGACGCGCGCCTGCTCGAAATTGGTGGTACCGCATCCGCGGCCGTCATTGAGTACGTGCGCACCTTACGTGAACTCGCGCTGGAAAGCGTACACGGTAACCGCTCGAGCCCCGATCGGCTTACCGCCGCTCAATCGGGACGCGCGCTTGAGCTGATGAATCAAGGCCTGATTTGGCTGGCCGATAATTTACGCATCACTTACGGCGAAGGCGCGCTACTCGCCCTGGCAACGATGATCGCCAGGGCGTCTCGACGCTGCCAGTTGCGGGTGATGGGCCGCGAGGTGGCGCCGCTTGATCCACATGTTTCCATAACGCTGAAATGGCCGCGCTGGTACGCGCCCTCCGCCGAGGATCGACAGCGTGACGCCCAAACGCTCGCGACATTGGCCGCGTCGGGGCACATCAGCCGCGACTCGGCGGTTCGGGCGATCGCCGATGCTTATGACATCGAGGATATCGACGCCGAACTGGCCCGTATCAATAACGACCAGGTCATCAAGGAATTATGATGTCAGAAATCGAACGAGAGGACAGCGCGCCCGATCCACGGGTGGAGACCTTGGAAACACGGAATCAGCTCCTGCAAGCGGAATTGATCTCTCTGCGACAAAAGATGCGTGAAACCGAGATGGTTTCCAATCTGAGGGTCGCGGCGATTCGGGCCGGTATGATTGATCTGGATGGCATCAAGCTGCTTGATTTCCCGGAGGATCCGGACCCCGAACTGCCCGTCGCTTCGGCGGATGTGATGATCGCGGACCTCAAACGCGCCAAACCATGGCTGTTTGGAGGTCGCTCGACCTCCAGCGCCAAGGAGGCCCCTCCGACCCAGCCCGTGCGGCACAAGCGCGCGATGGACATGACGGAGGACGAATACCAGGCCGCCAGAGCCTCGTTGCTGAACCGACGCGCGTAACCGCGACGCGCGATTTCGACAAAACCTTAACATTCCTCCAGCAAGGATAGATCATGCCGATCGCGAATTTTCCGCCGGCCCTGCAGCCGATCATTCAGCAGGGTTTTCTCGACCGTGAGTTTGACACCGCCCTGCGTTCGCGCTTGGGCTTCCGCGCCGTCGCCGATCGAGTCGACATCGCCGTTGGTATCGGCGAGACCCTGACCCGTACTCGCGCGGGCCTGAAACCCGCCGTTACCACGCCGCTGACCCCCTCGGCCAACACCAGCCTGGACAATGGTTTAACGCCCGGCGGTTGGAGCGTGGAGCAGTACACGATTTCGATGAATCTGTACGCGGCGACGACTGACCTCAACATGGTGACCAGCCGCGTAGGCCTTGTGTCGCAGTTCCTTCAGAACGCGTATGCGAATGGCGAGCAGGCGGCCCGCAGTCTCGACGGGTTGGCCCGCAACGCGCTCTTTGGCGCCTATCTGGGCGGCAACACGCGCGTTCGCACGACGTTGTCCGCCGCTGGCCCGACGGTGTCGATTGACGATATTCGTGGTTTCCAGATGGCGTTCGGCAATGGCGTCCAACAGGCGGTCAGTTCGTCCCTGCCGCTTTCCGTCACCATTGGCTCCAACGTGTATAGCATTGTTGGCGCCGCCGCCGATACGACCAACGTTTCGACCGCGCCGAATGGCGTTTCTGGAACAATCACGTTGTCAGGCAACGTGACCGTGGCGGATGGCACCGCCGGCAATACGGTGGTGGCGGCCAACGCGTCCTCGATTATTCGGCCCGCCGGCCGGACCAACACTCAGCAGCTGGTGGCGACCGACACCTTGGGCATGAGCACGTTGTTGGACGCGGTAACACGCCTGCGTCTGAACGCGGTGCCCGAGATTGATGGCGCGTACAACTGCTACCTCGATCCTGTCTCGGCGCGTCAGCTGTTCGCCGACCCTGACTTCCGCCAACTGTTCCAGGGTGCGACGTCGGCGAATCAGGTCTTCCGCCGTGGCATGGTAAATGATTTTCTTGGGCTGCGGTTTATCCCTACCAATGAAACCTTCGTGCAGACGCATCCGAGCCTTGCCGGTCAGGTCGTCCGTCGTCCAATTATTTGTGGCGCGGGCGCGCTGGTCGAAGGAGACTTTGCCGGGATGGCCGCGGCGGATGTCGTGCCGGCCGACTCGATCGTATCGGTCGTGAATGGTGTTGCGATGGTGACCCGCGAGGCGATCGATCGGTTGCAGCAGATTGTCGCCCAATCGTGGTACTGGATCGGCGGCTTCTGCGCGCCATCCGACACAACAACCACGCCGGCGACCGTCGCCACGGCCACCAACGCCGCGTTCAAGCGCGCCGTGATCGTCGAACACATTGGCTGATAGGGGACGCCCCAGCCGTTTGGCGGCTGGGGCGCTTTCCTTATTCAAGAATAACCGCTGACAGCCGGAGACACGGACATGCCACTGACCGATGCCGAACGTGTGGAGGTCAGGCGTCACTGCGGTTATGGTCCCGCTGGAACCCTGGGCATCGGCTCGGGCCTTGGGATCATGCCCGTCCGGGGCGACCTGGAATTTCGCATGAGCAACCTGTCGCCCGCCGAGCAAGTGGTCCTGCGACGGTATTTGGGGGCGCTGCTTACGCTTGAGATCGCGATCCCGAAAACGGGCGAGCACCTCGACACAGAACAGGCCTCGGTCTGGACACGAAATAGAAACGAAGTCCGTGATCGGCTGCGTTTTCTCGATGAGTGGCGTCGTCGTTTGTGCGCGTTTCTGGGCGTCCCACCTGGCCCCGGTTTAGGCGCTGGTGGCGTGGCGTTGGTGATCTGATGAATTTTCGGAAACTTGAGGATCGTATTGCGTGGGGCAACAACGTCGTGGCTCGTCGCGTTGGTCGGCTGACCGACGCGTACCGGCCTGACGGCGGCGGTGACCCGCTCGATCCGCGCAACCGCTATCTGCGTTTGCCCGCGCTTTTCACTGCCGGCGCCGTTGGAACCGGTCAGGCAAGCCAGTATGGCTCCGCGACCTGTTACGCGCGCCTTGATACCGCGTATACCCGCCCGGGTGACTACCTCGTTCGGGAAGACCAGATCGTCTTCATTGCGTCGCAAGAGCCACTACACCCTGTGTTTTGCGTGCGGGCGAACATGAAATTGACCTTGCGCCGACCCTCAGGACCATCGGCGGTTGGCTCCACCTCGTATGGCGGCTTGTTGCAAAGCGATTCGGTGCCGGTCCTGACAAATTGGCCCGCCAGTGTGCTGGGTTTGGGTACAAGCGGGTCGACTTGGGCCGGTCTGCCGCATGATAGCGCCGCGCCGCAATGGACGGTGCTACTGCCAGGAAGCCACGGAATGTTTTTGCTGCCCTCGGACCTCGTCGAGGGCGAAAACGGCCTGCGCGGGAGCGTTGTGACCGCCGAGAAAACACATCTTGGGTGGCGCATGATCGTGCGGCAAGGGACAAGCTAATGGCCGATCTGATCGACGTCGAGCAAGCGATTACCGACCTCGTCGTTGGCGCGCTCTACCCGAATGGAATCGAGAACGATAGTATCCTCGGAACCGCGTGCCGCGTATATCGCGGGTGGCCTAGTCCCGCCGCGCTTGGCGCCGACCTGCAGGCGGGCGTGATCAATGTTAGTGTGGCACCTGATACAGATCCGGGGCGCGCGACAACGAGGTTCGCGCTGTCGTGGACCGACGAGCGGCCCGAACCATCGCTTCATGTCTCGGTATCGGGCCATACAATTTGGTTCGACGGGATCGCGGCGGTTGATCAAGTGGTCGGTCTGTTTGTGGATGGCCAGACCTTTGTTTACAGTGTGCGCGTGGGAGACTCCCCGGCAGGCATCGCCGCGACGCTCGCCGCTATGATCCGATCCGGACGTCCCGCTCATTTGGTTGGCGCGAGTATCGCGATTCCCGGTGCCGGTCGTCTGGTGGCGCGCGTCGTCGTCGCGGGTCGACACCATAGAGAAGTCCGTCGTCAGGAACGCGACATTCGGATTATATGCTGGTGCCCGACCCCTAGCGTTCGCGATGCCGCGGCCCAGGCTATTGATCTTGCCCTGGCGCGCTATCCGTTCTTGCCATTGCGTGATGGAAGCGCGGCACGCGTGCTCTACAAGGGAACGTCGGTCTACGACCAGGCTCAGAACGCGCAACTCTACCGCCGCGATCTCGTGTTCATGGCGGAATATCCGACAATCGTCAGTGACGACCTTCCCGCGATGTTGTTTGGTGACTTGCGTTTGAACAAGTCGGCGTTTGTCGCTTGAGCGCCAGGAACGTCGCGAAGCCATAAGTCGGGTCGCCTCGATACGGCCGCCAAAGCAGAAATTTGATATCGAAGGATACATGCATGCCTATTGTTCCGCGTGGTAGTATCAATACCACCGCCCTGACGGTGCCGGACCTGTATGTTCAGATCACGCCACCCCAGAATTTGACCCTTAACGGGGTACCAACCGATGTTCTGGGGGCCATCGGCTCCGCGTCCTGGGGACCGGTCAACCAACCAGTGATCGCGGCATCCATGAGTGATTGCGTTCGCGCCTTTGGCCCACCCATGGTGCGCAAGCACGACCTTGGCACCTTGGTCGCCACGGCCGCGCAGCAGGGCGCCCAGAATTTCCGGTGCGTTCGCGTGACGGATGGTACAGACGCCGCGGCGGCCGCGAATGTGTCCGGCACAACCGCGTCGTTCCAGGCTCTTTATACTGGATCGCGTGGCAATCTCATCTCCTTGCGCCTTGATCCGGCGACACGACCCTCCGAATGGCGTTTGACAGTGGCGATGCCGGGCATGGCGCCGGAGGTTTTCGATAACCCCTCCGGAGCTGGCGCCGCGTTTTGGCAGGGGATGGCGGCCGCTGTGAACAGTGGACAGGGCCTGCATCGCGGGCCGTCCCTACTGGTCCGTCTTGACGACGGCGGTGCGATCGCCGCGGCCGAGTCTTTTACGCTGACCCTTGGTTCGGCCACCACCGGAACCGATGGAGCCGATGGCGTTGTGGCGTCCCACCTCGTTGGGGTGGACGTCGCGCCACGTACGGGAATGTATTCGTTGCGGGGTCAAGCGTGCGCGTTGATCGCTCTGTCCGATTGCGACGACTCAACAACGTGGGCCACGCAGGCCGGGTTCGGCATCCAAGAGGGTGCGTATATGATTGTCACCGGGCCCGCCAACGAGGACGTACCCGCGGCAATTGCGCGTAAGCACCAAGCCGGGCTGGATAGCTACGCCGCGAAGCTCATGTTCGGCGACTGGCTGTGGTGGTCGGATCAGCTCAATGGCGTGATTCGCTTGGTCTCGCCACAAGGCTTTGTCGCGGGGCGTCTGGCCAATCTTTCGCCCGAGCAGTCGAGCCTGAACAAGCCACTGTATGGCGTCGTTGGCAGTCAGCGATCTGGAAACCCCGGAACGGGCGAGCACTCCGCTTACACGGCCGCCGATCTGAGCGCGTTGCTAAGCGCCGGGATCGATGTGATCTGCAATCCCCAGCCAGGCGGAAACTTCTGGGGCGTGCGCGGGGGACACAACGCCGCCATGAACCCCGCGGTCCAGGGCGATAACTACACCCGCCTCACAAACTTCATCGCCGCCACTCTGGCAAGCGGAATGGGTCGGTACGTTGGCGCGCTGATCAATATGGATCTGTTCCGTAACGTCCGCGCGACACTGTTGTCGTTTCTTCAAGGTATGTTGAGCCAGGGTTTGCTAGGCTCGGCCGATGGCGCTTTGCCTTTCAGCGTCATCTGTGATCGCTCTAACAACCCAGCCGTGCGGACCGGGCTCGGCTATGTCCAGGCGGACGTCCAAATCCAGTACCAGGCGATCAATGAAAAATTCATCGTGAATGTCGAAGGCGGACAGACCGTCCAAGTCACTCGGCAGACCTTGCCGTCCGGGCAACCCGGATAAGAACGGAGGCAGAAAATGTCTGTAACAGCGTTCTCTATTGGACGTGATACGCAAGTCGTGGTCATGGGGCCCAATGGTCGGGTGGACATGTCCCACATCACCGGTTTTGAAAGTCGCCAGCTAACTCAGTCGATACGGGTCAGTCGGATCGACGGAACCCATCTTGGCGCCGAACTGCCTCGCGGGTGGGAAGGCAGCTTCGAGGTGGAACGGGGAAACTCGGTGTTGGACGATTTCGTCTCGTGGTGTGAACAGCAACATTTTGATGGGCGAGCACAACAAGCCTCAACCATGTACCAATATGTGACCGAGATCGACGGGTCCGTGTCCACCTACCAATATGACGGCGCGGTGTTTCGACTCGCGAATGCCGGCGCGTGGAAGGGCGACGCCGCTGTGAAACAACGCCTGGAGTTCTACGCCACCCGCCGGCGGAGGGTGTAAATGACGCCCACGGAGAGCATTCTTTCCGGAGCGCGGCGAGAGATCAAAGCTCAGGATCGACGTGGCCGGATCATCGTGGCGCGGCGCTTTACCGCGCTCGATACGCTCCGTCTCCTAAAGGCGGCGGGACCTGATCTCTCTCGTAACGAAGCATGGCTTCGCATGGCTATGCTCGCCGCCGCCGTGACCTCGATTGACTCGGTGCCTGTTCCGGCACCGGGAAATGAAGCCCAGATCGAGGCGATCGTCGAAAAACTCGGCGAGGAGGGGCTGGAGGCGGTGGCCGATATTCTGGATCAGGTGGAACAAACTGACCAAGCCGATCCGGTCCCGTCAGCGGGAAACTGATCCGGCACTCCGCCCTGGTCGATTGCTTGTACCTGGTCAGGAACGGGGTGCCATTTGATGTCGCGTTCTCATTGGACTCGGATAAGCGCTTGGCCTTTGTGGTGGCGTTCGGGCGCTTGGATGGTCGGGAATTCGACTGGGAGGCGGGATCATGGTTCTGAATGGTGAAATTTGTTCGTTCGCGGCCGGCCCTACTTGAGGGGTGATCGATGATCGAGAATCTTTCGCGACTACTGCGCGGCCGATCGCCGTCTCTGAAGCTCGCAAGCGGACCAGCGACCGCAAGAGGTTCAGGCGGCAAAGGTGGATTCCAACGCTTGGTCGGCATTACCGCCCGCGGTCAGACCCGCCGATCCCGCTCCGCCGCCCCGCGGCCGCGTGACCGTAACGCCGAGGCATCGGAGCGGCCGACGGAAGATATGTCGGAAATCTCAAGTCGCCAAAATCCGATACCGCCGCGCGGCCTTGCATCCAACCCCACTATCTTGGTGGGTCAGCTTCCAGGTCTCGTGCCCTCGTCCATAGCGAATCGGTCACGTGCTGCTCCCTCGCCGGACCTAAAGCTTCCAAGCTTCCCCATGCCCCTCGTCGACGCTACGTTACCTGAACGTAGGGACCAATCGCAGCCCGCGCCCATCTCACGTGAGTACGCCGTAACGCGGCAGACATCCGAGCGGTCTATCGTCCGACAATCAACCGCCGCCGCCCCGACTCCCTCTCAAACCGCGACGCCAAAGCTATCGGCGCCGTCTGTAGTGTCGAATTTGACGCAACGCCGGTGGCAAGCGACCCGACCCGTGGGAAGTAATAGGATGCCGAGCAGCGTTTCACCTATGACGGTGACCTACGCGCCTATTTCTCACAATGGGGCTGAACCCCCGACCTCCGGCGATGGTGGCGTCGTGCGAACTTCCGGCGGCACCGAGGCGGCTACATCGCCCACGCTGGGCGGAGCGTTCGCCGATGACCGCTCGGGTCCGCCGCCGAACGCCTCCCAGGACCGACGGACACAGATCGGTACGGTTCATCTGGATGGGAATGCGCTGGGTCAATGGGTGACCAGACATCTGGAGCGGGTCATGTCCGAGCCGAACCGCGGTCCGTCAGGCGTCGACCCACGGACCGTTCCTTATTGGGGACCGGCAAGCGCGGCATATTGACCGTTCATCACCAACAATGGAGCGCATCATGGCTGTAACACTTGGTTCCATTGTACTACGAGACTTCGAAATACCGTCCGTGATCCGCTACGGTGGAACCCAACGTTTGGCTGTGCACCATCTCGGGAACGGCCGTCGCGCTGTGGATGCGCTCGGTGTCGACGAGACCGACCTGGTCTTTTCGGGCGTCCTATCGGGGCCTGACGCTACCGAGCGTGCACGCGGGCTTGATAGTATGCGGGTCGCGGGACAAAAGGTCCAGTTAACCTGGGATAGTTTCCATTTCGAAGTTCTTATCAAACAATTTCATGCCGAATTCCGTTCGCATCAATGGATTGAATTCCAACTGACGTGCATGGCTATTTCGACCGGCTCCCGCCAGGTCACCGAGCGTCGTGAAACCGATCAGGCTGATCTAACACGAGATATCTTGTCGTTAAGCCTTGGGGACGGGCGACTATCGAGCATTTTGGCGCCTTTGAGGTCTAATGATCTTAGTGCTTCGGAAGTGATAAAGTCGCTTAACGCGGCAATCGAAGCCGTGACCAAAAATATCACGGATACGGAAATTGCCATGACGTCCGGACAAAGTGTTCAGCATGCGCGCGATGTCCTGCTTTTGGCTCGCCTGAAGGCTTTGCGGATCAAGATGGATAATCAGTGACATGGCCTGGATAACGATTGTGTCCGGAAATCTGTATCGCGTCGCGGCGGATCACCTTCGGGATGCCACCAGATGGGAGGACGTCGCTCGGCTGAATGGTCTCGATGATCCGTTCGTACGAGGTCTCACGACTCTCCGGCTCCCGGAACCAGAATCAGCCTTGGACACCAGAAACGATGGCTGAAGACGGGAGCGTCGAAACCCGCACCCCCCGGGTTCGCGTAAAAATTGGCAATGACATTCTGCGACACGTTCTCGACGCGCGAATTGTGTCGACGAACTACTACAGCGCCGATTGGTTCCAAATCGGCTTGCTCGCGCCCCGGGTGGGTACTTACTCCGTAAGCTGGTGGGCGTCGGCCCAACGGCCGCTCGTCGAAGTCGGGTTTAGCGTGGACGGAGGGGCGAACTATGTGGAGTTAATCACCGGACGCGTGGACAATCTCAGCGTGGATGGCTTGCGCGGTGTTGTTCGCTTGAGTGGTCGGGATTTGTCCGCCAGTCTCGTAGACTCCAACTTACGTGATGCGTTCCCGAACCACTCCGCTGACGCGATTGTGTCCCTGCTTGCTAGACGTCATGGGCTTATTCCGCGGGTTGCTCCGACCCCTGGTTTAGTAGGCCGTATTTTTGGCGGGCTGCGAGAGGATGGGGGAACGTTCGCTTACTCTCGTGCATCCTCGGACTGGGATCTAATCGTCCGTCTCGCAACGCAGTATGGCTACGATGCGTTTGTGTCTGGTCGCGCCTTATACTTTCAGCCCTCGAATGGGATGAATGGCGCCGCTGTGTCCATTAGTCCGAGCATGCTTAGCGAATTGCGGATTGAGCGGAATTTAGCGGAGCCTTCCGGCAACGGGATGGCGTTCGCGAGCTGGGATGCGAACGCGGGCCGAACGGTCCAACAAGGCGATCTCGCGGTGCTAGGAGCCGATCGTGGTGCCGGGACCGGTAACGTGGTTGTGCGTCCGAACCTCGACGCCGCAATGATGGCCGAAGCCGCCCGAAACTTCTTGGTGGAGTCCAGACAGCACGCATTCCTTGTCGAAATGAGTATGCCAGCTGACGTCGTATTACTTCCCAGAACCGTGATCCAGCTGACCGGAACCGACACTTCTTTCGACCGCTTCTACAAGGTGGAATGTGTCGACCGAAGCCTCAATCCCACCGGCGGCTACTACCAACGAATCCGCGCTCGGCCGCGCCTATTGGCGCCGTAACAGACACGGAAAATTCGCCCATTCTTTTAGGAACCCGTCCGTGGATCGCTTGACGAACCTGATCAAATCGAACGCCGCCAGTCTCGACAGCCGGATCGGGCAACCGAGACTGGGTACCGTGACATCGGTCCGCGCGGCGGATGGGTTGGTGCGGGTCAAGATCCATCCGGATGAAATCGTGACAGGGTGGCTACCGACAGTCTCTCTGTGGATAGGCCAAGGATGGGGCCTATCCTGCCCCTTCTCTCCCGGCGACCAGGTGCTCATTCTGCCGCAGGAAGGATACGCCGATCACGGTGTCGTTGTTGGAGCTGTCTACTCGGAACGTCAGCGCCCCGCACCCGCGGAGATCGGCGAGCTCGCGCTGGTGCACCGATCCGGTGCACACTTACGTCTTTCCAACGATGGAACCGTTCGTATCAAGGGTGACCTTTACGTCGACGGCGAGGTTCACGATCGGGTTGGTTCGCTTGGCATGTTCCGGTCCCGATATAACGAGCATAGACATAGGATTTACAACAATAGTGACTCTCTCCCCCCGCAGCCGGAGGCATAGCAGGGATGATCGACATATCGCATGAATGGGGTGAAGACCTCCGGCTAAGCGCGTCGGGCGATCTGCTAACCTCGGCCCAGCACGAGACAACACGGCAAAAGCTCGTCAGACGCTTGCTGACAAATCCGGGCGACGACCTCTGGAACCTCGAATTTGGTCTCGGCCTTGGCTACTACGTCGGTCGCACCATCGACGTGCGAGAGATCGAGGCGAAGGTCCGTAGCCAGTTGAGCCGGGAGCCAAACGTAGCCGCGATTCCGCCGGCACGCGTCGAGGTTGAAAGCGACGGCGTTGAACCAGGTGGCCGCTGCGTGTTGCGTATTAGTTACGTGGACAAATCCACCGGGTCCGCGAAGACCGCGACCTTATCCCTAGGGAATTGAACATGCGACTGCAAACCAAAACGTTCGCGCAGTACGTGCGTGACATGTCGGTGGCCGCGCAGGGTGCCACGGGTCGAGCCCTGGATCTTTCGGTTGGTACTGTATTTCGCGCGATCTTCGAGGCGAATGCGTCCGTGGTATTGTGGCTGCAGGCACTCGTCGCCGATTTGATGTCCGCGAGCCGAGCGGCCACGGCGGCGGGCGGCGATTTGGACAGTTGGATGGCCGACTTCGCGCTCTTTAGGCAGTCCGCCACAAACTCGGTTGGGTTGGTCCGATTTTCACGGCACGCCGCGATTGGTGGCGCTATCATTCCGGTGGGAAGTCGCGTGGCCACTTCGGATGGCAAAGTTGTGTTTGAAGTCGTTCGCGACCGAGACCATCTCGCGTGGACCGAGGCGGATGGAGGGTATCAACTCACCGACGGTCAACCGGCCGTGGATTTGCCTGTGTCATGTGAAAGCCCAGGCCCCGTAGGAAATGTGCAGGCGTCGACGGTGACCCTACTGATGACCAGTATCGCCGGGGTGGACGACGTGGTGAATCCCGCGCCAATTGGTGGTGGATTGGACGCCGAAACAGATTCCGCGTTTCGTCGGCGATTCGTCGACTACATTGACAGCAGGTCAAGGGGTACCGTTTCCGCGCTTCGCTTCGCGATCCAATCGGTCCGACAGGGAATCGAGGTTGCGATCCTCGAAAATCAGAACGCCGATGGTTCCGAGCGGCTTGGCCACTTCGTGGTCACAGTTGATGATGGCACAGGCGTGCCTCCGAGTGGCCTGCTAACCGAGATCGCCGAGGCAGTTGAGCGTGTCCGGCCCTTGGGCGTTACATTCGAGATCATGGGACCATCAGTCATTGTGGCGAATGTCGGATTGTCCGTCACCGTGCGCGATGCCACCGCGATGGCGGCCAATCAAATTCGCGCGGATGTCGGACAGGTCATCGCACAGTATATCAACGGCCTTGGTATTGGAGCGTCGCTTTCACAGACACGTTTGGCCATGATCGCCTATCAGGTGTCGGATCACATTGCCAATGTCTCCGGCGTTTTGATCAATGGTTCCGCGCAGGATTTGGTTCCGGGTCCGCGGCAGGCAATCAAAGCCGGTACCGTTGGGGCGATCTGACATGACCGGTGATGTCAACGAGATTGTCGATCGTATTCAAGCGGTCTTGCCAGAACGATGGTTCCCAAGAAATGCACCTACGCTCCGGGCTGTTACGACAGGCTCGGCCACCGCGTGGTGGATGTTGCGAGACATGATCAGCTGCGCACGTTCCCAGATCCGATTAAGGACGGCGTCCGGAGCGTGGTTGGACGGTTATGTTGTGGATTTTTTTGGTTCGCGGTTACAACGCCGTAGCCGCGAGCGAGACGATACATTTCGATCGCGGGTCATAGGGTCAATACTTCGTGAGAAAGTGACTAGGCGGGGTTTATGCCAGTCTTTAATTGATCTTACGGGTCGTAGCCCAATTGTGTTTGAACCTGCACGACCTACCGATACCGGCGGGTGGGGCCAGGTCGCGCTCACGGGAACAACAGGCTTCGGGTTCGGGCTCGCAGGCGGTTGGGGCAGCCTTTGCCATCACCATCAGGTTTTCGTTATCGCGTTTCGACCGCTAGCGGTCGGTGACCCTAGCGGGCTCGGTTGGGGAGCCGGAGGCTACAACGTTGGCCACTTGGCGTACGGAGACCTGGACTTGATCCGCGGACGAATTACCGACGACGACATCTACGCCACGGTGCATGATACGGCGCCCGCGGGCGTGACCGTGTGGACCCGGATCTCGGGTTGAATTTCCCTCATCACCAACGAGGATTACATGGATCGAACGCTGGTTTACCCGGGCGGCATTCCGCTCGACAGCGATATCTTGACGGTCAACCGTAACGTCATGGTAGCGATTGGTTATATGGCGCGAGCGGTTCTAGGAGAAGCCCCGATTGTCGACGGCCTCTCCTGTACCCCAACATCGACACCCACCATGTCTGTGGTGGTCGGGCGTGGCAGTATCACGCAGCTCGGTGTTGTTGATCCGCTTGCGTACGGCTCTCTTGGTAGTTTGGCCGAGGTCCCACTCGTTAAGATGGGGATCAACACGGAGCCGACCGAATTCGATCTCGTGTCTCCAACGACATCCGGACACGCGATCAATTACTTGGTACAGGCAAGCTTTCAGGAATCCGACGGGTCTTCGGTAGTATTGCCCTACTAC